ACAAGGTCCTAGTTCAAGAACAGTCTTACCTCTACATTCGTCTAAATAAGAATCTATTGTATCTAAATACTTTGTATAGTTTTCAGATGTTAATGTATCAGCTGATATTTTATCCCAATCCATTACTTAGCTATTACAGAATAATTCTGTCTCTTCTCAAATTTAATAACGCCTCTGAATTTATCAAACAGTTGGTCACCCTTGTGCGAGATTACAAAGACATTTGTATCATCGCCTATAGTGTTCAACAAGTTCATGACAAACTCTGTTCCATTAACATCTAAACTACTATCAAACACTTCGTCTAGTAATAGTATGTTAGTACTAGCAGAGTTCTTCATCTTAGCAATAGTTCTCCATGTAAAAACTAATGCTAAATCTATTCTTTGTTTCTCACCTTCACTAAAAGAAGCATAACTAAATTTATCTCTGTGTCTAGACTTAATTGTTTCTTTAAATGTCTCATCCAAATCAAACTGGACAAAGAAATCCATAGCTGCTAGATACTTGTTAACTAATTTATTTATTATAGGTAGATACGCTTTTATAATCTTTGTCTTGATTCCGGTATCCTGTAACATAGACTTAGCAACATTAAAATAATGTTCGTTGTTGTTTAAATCTGCTCTTGTTTCTACTTTCTTTACTGTATTCTTTGCTAAGGTTTTTAGTTTTTTCTTTTCATCAGTAATGTTTCCTGTCTTAGTTTCTGTATCACTAAGTTCTAATTGTAACCTTTGTTGTATTCTTTGTTGTGTAATGACTTCATTGTTTGTTTCTATTATCTTTTCATCTAACTCTTGAACCTTTTGTACTAATACTTCTACCTCGCTATACTTCGTATTCAGTTCTTCTAGAGCTGTTTCAAGTTCAGAGATTTTTTGTTCATCTCTTTGTGTCATTAAATCTTTGTGATCGTGTTCTATGCCTTGCTGGCAAGTAGGACACTCTTCATTGTTGTGGAAGAACTCTAGTTCTTTTCTGTGGTTGGCAATTTGACTTTCGAACTTGCTTCTAAATTCTTCAAGTTTTCTTTTCTTTTCGCTAACAGGACCAACCTCCTGCTTCTCCTTCCCGAATCGCTGAGCTTCTTCAGTAGCCGTCTCGATCGCATTATCAGTCTCCTTAATGTCTTTTAAGATCTGTGTGACTTTAGATGATTTATCATCCTCCAATGTTTTTATATATGTTTCTTGAAGATTACACTTTTGTTTTGCAACATCTATCTCACCTTCTATAATTCTTTTATCGTTTTCTAATTGTGTAAGCTTGCCTTTAAGTACAGCATTCATGCTTGTAAAGATACTGATGTCTAATATATCCTCAATAATCTCTCGCCTAGCACCCAAGTGTAACTGCATGAAAGGTGTAAATGAGGCACTACCTAACATAACAATTTGTGTAAAAGACTTGTAATTAAGTTTTAGAATATTCTCTTCTAGATATTTTTGGAAGTCTCTTATGTTAGCATTCTTATCTAACAAGTCTCCATTAATTGTAATATCAAATACTCTAGGTTGTAGTCCTCTCTTAATAGTATAGTTCTTTGTGCCTATACTAAATGCTATTTCTACTAAACAATTCTTGCCATTAATAGTATTAATAAGTTGGGGCTTAGATACATTCCTAAAAGGTTTATTAAATAATGCAAATGTCAAAGCATCTAATAATGTAGATTTACCTGAACCGTTCTCACCTATAATTAATGTACTAGGAGACTTTGTAAAATCAATCTCTGTATAAGCATTACCAGTCGACAGGAAATTTTTCCATTTAATATTTTTAAATTGTATCATACTGTATCTTGTGCCTCGATGTATAGGCTCTGTAGTAAATTTTTAATTCGTTGTTTGTCTAAATCTGTTTCAACAACATCAACATATTCTTTTAGCAATGTCATTGTATCTTCTAGATCTATTTCCTCACCCAATGCCTCATCCTCAAACTCTGAGAAGTCTTCAATAATTTTTAGATCAATTAGATTGCATGTGTATAATTTGTCTACAAAGACATCAAACTTTTTATAGTCTGTCTTTTTATTTACAATTAGTTTAACATTAGAACCAACGACACTAGTAAAATCAAAATTGCTAATGGCATTGCTCCCCTCGAAATCTGAATCGTCGTAATAAATCTTGTGGAAGATTCTAAACGGGTTGTTGATGTACTCCAAATCTCTTTTAACCGTGTCATATATGGCGAAACCTCTAGGGTCTTTATAGTCAGACCAAGTGATTTCATAAGGGTTGCCCATATATGTAATATTCCCTCTGCTATGGCGATGATGGAAATGGCCACTGACCACAAGATCAAAGTCAACAAAAGCGTCAGTATCCATGCCATGGAGATTAGGCATTCCAGGAAGAAGGAAGTAACCTGCGAACTCGAAATGTCCGAAGCAAGTCTTTGCGTCAGATTCTTTAATTTTGGCCATAGTCCTGTCATAATTCTCACCACATATCCATGGAAGGTAAAGTACCTTCTCTCTATCTAACATTATTTCTGTTGGTTCCTGATATAATGTTATGTTGTTATATTCTCCTAACAATAAGTCAGGGCTGTTTACATCATTTGTATTTTTAAAATAGGTATCATGATTACCTGGAATCATGTGTATGTCTATACCTAAATCCTCTGCCTGTTTAAAGAAGTATCTTTTACAGGACTTCAATGTATTAAAATTTATATACTTTCGTCTATCAAATATGTCACCCAAGTGGCATACAGTTTTAATATCATGTTCTTTTAAATAAGGAAAGAATGTTTCGTCATAAAACTTAGCAAAGTAAGCATCGAAAGCTAGACTATCACTTCTGGCACCAAAATGGGTGTCTGTAACTAGAGCTACTTTCATAAGTTAGCCCTCGTATATAGCGCTGTTAGCCCCGTGTTCCCTAACTTCACATGAGACAGCATAACATCTGCCGTCTGTCAAGTTACTTACTAATTCATCTGCATAATGAAATGCTTGTTCTGCAAATTTCTCACAACCAACACCATTCATTACTACTACTTCTGACAATCCTTGTTCTTCTAGTTTAAGAAATGTTCCCATCTCAGGATCGTCTTTTGCTACTGCATGTTTGTGATCAAAAGAATCTTTCAACCACTTTTTTAATTCCTTTAAGTTGCCAAAATCTACTACCCAATTCTTGTCGTCTAATTTCTCACAACCAAACTTAAAACTAAAAGATAAAGCATATCCATGTAATAAACTGCAATGACTATGTAAGGCCAAGGGTTGTCTAAATACACATGATAAGCCTTCCTCATGTCCATATGTTTTTGTAGATAAATATTTAAATTTTCTCATTCATTAACTCCTGATATATGTTTGTTGCCGAGAAGTATTGTGTCTTCAGCGTGTCTCTATTACTCTTAATTGCACCTTGTATTTCAGGTGAATTAAAATTTTCCATCATTGTTTCTATCTTGCCTAATAGAATACTTTTATTGTCTTGATATCCTTTCCAGTCTTTTGTAAATTGCGTAGGGTACTTAAATATATCCTCATACATTTCTACATAAGATAGTCTATTAGGAACAAGAGGCATACCTCCTGCCATTAGTATTTCATAACAGCTAATGCCTAATGTTTCTTGTAAGTTTGCTGAGAATACCATCTTGGATTGTTCAAGTAACTGATTATATTCAACCTTAGTTAAATTATATTCGTTACAATTAATCCATTTATATTGTGGTAATTCTTTTTCTAAATCTTTAAATATACTTAGTTGTTTCTCAGGTGCATCTCTGTGAGGGAATAAAATAATATTGTCTTTTTCTATTCTACCTGCTTGTATGTAGTTACCTAAGTACTCCATAGGCCAGCCTGTTCTAACAATTTTACTATTAATATATTCTTCGTCTGAAGGATTAAAGAATGTACTAGCAAACATTTCTATATGAAAATTACTAGCAAAATAATTTTTATCTATAGCATCGAAGAAAGCTAATTCTGTATGTCTAACCCAAGGTTTATTGCCTATCTTTCTACCTAAAAAATCTTGTGGATCATAACTGCCTGCATGCCATAGTGCATGTATTGTTGCATCTATCTGAAATAGATCTAACATATATTTAAGATTAATTATACCTGGATGCCAAGCGTCTGCAAAAACAAAGTGATCTCCATTCTTAATCTGATTATTATTAAAGTACTCTGCTAACAATTTTACTTGTTCTGCTTTATAAATGTTTGTGCCTGCAAAGTTTAAAAAAGCACCTGGTGTTGTGCATGCTGCTATTTCTTCTGGACCTTCAATAACTGTAATGTCTTGTCCAGTCTCATCTGCTATTTGCTGAGGGAATTCTGTTTTCCATTGGGCAGTATATCTAGTTTCTACATATTCTAAATCAACTAAATAAATCATTTTCTATGATGCCTCCATTTTCATTATCTTCAAACACTTCAACTCTAACAGCTCTGTTAGGATACTTCTCTTCTATATAATTTATAAGAGACTCGCCTATCATTTCACATGATTGGTGGTCTAGTTTAATTACACCTTGATCAAAAGTTCTTTCTAGTTCACGCTTAAATTGTATGAACTCTACATCACGATCGTTATGTGTAACTCCTAATGTAATATAGAAATGGAACATGTGCCTATGAGGATATCCTAAGAAGCTAACATCATCCCAATCGCCTGTAGCATATTTAGGATTTGTATCTGCTCCAGGGAAGAAGTGTACTCCTTCTTTCTGAAAGCTTACTTTTATATAGCGTTTACGGTATGCCTTGTTAGCCATGTTGGTTCCTCTCTGTTTGTATATTTAGCAAAGTCAATTTTATATTTGTTGTAATACCTACGATAAGAGTTGACTACACTTTCACCTTTTACATCATCAGGCATTGCTAGTGGCAAGCCTTTCACATCTGCTGTATCAGCATGTGGAATATTCTTAGGCGGATACCTAAGTAAGTGTTCTAATTTTTCTTGTGTTAAGTGTAACCTACCATACCTGTGAGTATATTCTTTACATAATTTAAACCATAGATCATATAGATAATTATAATTGGCATTACTATTTCTAACCCACAAACCATCTGGATGGTTGACATGGCTGGCCTTGTATAAAGTAGCCTCCATGTTAGAGTTAGGATGTCGCCACCTTTTAATTTTTCTACCTTTGTCTGTAAGTTCGCCATATAATTCTCCGTCTAAGTACCTATGTGCTGTAGACATAAGCTGTGCATATTCAATTACCATTTTAACAACATGCTTATCACAATGTTGTTCTGCACATAGTAATGGGTTTTCGTTAAGTAAGAATATATTCATGTTAATGTCCTATGTGCATGCCAATTACGACACCCAATCCTAATACAAACCAATCGAAAACAAAATGAAATGCAAATGATAATGCAAATATTTCTTTCCAATGTATCCTACATATATTATATTTTTCTTTTAAGTAATAAATCATTCAAACAAATCCTCTAAACTACTAGGTGCCTCTGTACCAACAGCCATACTCTTCATACTGCCACCTAAGTATTGGTTATTTTCCCAAGCATCATACTGCT